AGGTCTCCGTTTCGTAGATCTCTTTGTGTTCTTCACCGTAACGAGCGTACTCAAGACCGAACAGGGCGTTCAGGCCGGGGAGCAGCTCTTTCAGCAGTTGTGCGCGTGAAATAGCCATTTGTTAGTACTCCTTGATCAGACGCCAGTCGGGTTGAGATACTGATGCCCACCAGCAACGGTCTGGCTAGTGACGTTCGGCGCGTTGAACTTAACGATCAACTCGCAGAAGTTACCAGACTGGTTGGCGGTATCAGGAACCACGTCGATGATACGGATGGGCAGTGTGGCAGTGCCAGTGTTGCCGTCCGTGTAGACACCGACCTTGGAATCGCCAGTAACGGACGAACCTGCGTTTTGCACAAGCTGAGCGTTAGTGCCGATAACCGTACGGCCCAGGAAGGCCGGGGTCAGACCGTTACCATCTTCGGTGGTGCCAGCGACCAGAACAACCTTGAACAGTTGATCAGGATCATCAGCAACAAACGCGATGATGTTGGTGCCGCTCTTGACTGCCAGACTCGCAGGATAGTACTGCGAGAAAGTCAGTTGGCCAGTAGTGGCGCTCGTGTATTGGCATCCCAGGAACACGCCGCAAGGCGTGGCCGTGGTTTCGCCAACATCTTTTTCAATGGTGCCGCCTGAAACCAGCTTGACAACGTCGCCATAGAAAATGCTGGTGCCGTAGCCGGTACCAGTGGTATTTGCAATGACGAGTTGGCGAGTAGCTCCGGCAAACACCTGACCACCGATCAAATTGATCGGCTTCAGCCCGTAGGGGGCGTCAACGGTGGGGTAAGCCATGAAAGACTCCTAGATTAAGTACCAGATCCGAAAGTGACCTTGGACTTCTTCTCAGAGAAAAGAGGCATCCGAGGATCACTCTCACGAAGGAAGTTGTTGTCTACCGATTCCACTTGGGCACGATTTTGGCCCTCGTAGTGCTTGGTGCGTTGCTCCATGAACTCCGCAGGAATACGGCAAAGCAACAGTCCGCCCACTTCAATGCAGCCCTTAAAGCGGCCATCCGTGGAGGCGTGCATCATGAGTTCAGGATAGTCCTGCTCTTTGCAGGGTTCGTATCCCTCACGCAACTTCGAGGAGATGTTGCTCGGATCAGCAGTGCCCATCGTGGAAGTGCGGACCCAGCGGTGTTTCCACCCCGGACGCTCAGTCGGCGAAGGCAAAGTCTCAGGCGGACGCCACGCTTGCGGGCGCATCGTCGTCTCACGAGAATCCAATTCACGAGCCAGTCGGCTTTGGGTCTTGGTCTGTTCCATCATCCATTCCTCTTCAGTTGTGCAACCTGTTTCGCGTACAGCTCCAAAGGAACCCCAAGACGCTTAGCGATAGCGGCCTCGGATGCCTTCAGCCTAATGCGATTAGGCGGGGTGCTACGGGTAGCCGGAGCCACAACCGGAGCGGGTTTTGGTGCACGGCTTGGAGTTTCTTCCTCAGCCGGTTCGTCATTGCTCCCGAAATACTCGGGGAATCTGCGACGCATAGTAGCGTCAACAACCTTGTAGTACTCATCGGAACCTACGTAGCTGTCACCTTTCTCCTGAGCCAACCGCTGATGCAGCCCGAGGGCGGAAGCGGTCATTTCAGGGTCAGTGCCAAACCACGTATTAGTCTGCACCCATTGCTGGTCGCGGTCGGTTACCCGAGGCGTACTACTACGTTGGACGGGTTGTACATCATTTTGCGGAGCCTGTAAAGGACGCATTTCCTGAGCTTTTTCCAAGCGCAAAGCAGCTTTAGCTACTTCGGCCTGAGCTTCGGCCAAGGCATCGGAATCTCCGGCCTCGTACGCTTCCTTATATTTCTTCTTGGCGGTCTCTAGTTCGAGGTTCGCAGAAGACTGGGACTGCTCCACAAATGCCTTGGAACTAACAGCCGCGTGCTGCTGCAAACGGCGGTTCTCTTCAATAACCTGACGGGCGTAGGCTTCCGCAGCCTCGCGTTCACGGATCGCCTGCTCTTTGGCGCGACGCTCGTCGTGATAGCCCTTGGTGAACTTCTTGATCCGAGCCTGGACCTTTTCGTCGTACGACGAAAGCTCATCCTCAGACGGCTCATCGGGCGGCGCGGCAGCGGGTTTGCGGCCACGATCCTCAGGAGGAGTGTCGTCCTCAATCTCGATCTCAAAGTCATCAGACGCCGCTTCTACAGCGGCTTCTTTGTTTTCCTTTTCGTCAGGAAACTCGTATTTATCTTCTTCAAACTTGTTCTGCGCCATGCTGATCTCCTTAGGCAGCGCGGGTAATGCCACGCGGATCTTCGACGACGGCCTCGACCGAATCATCGTTGATGATGCGGAACTCACGGCCATGAATCTTCAGGCGGGTGCCTGAATTGGGGCGAACGATGACAAGGTCACCGGTCTTGCACGACGGTCCACTGGGGAACCGGGTCTTGTCTGCGTATGCGTCTGGACCCATCTTCACTACGAATAGGACGGGAGTAAGCACCTCCTCGTAGTACATGGTCTTGTCGGACTTGACCAGTCCAACTTCGCTGTCGGCATACTTTTCCATCGCTTCCGGGACAACGCACAGAAGGTGGAATGTCTTGGGGTCAGGCAGTTGCTTAGCCTTGTCCTCAGACGGTTTGTTCAGCAACGGGGCCAAATCTACGGCTCCCGCGAAATCAGTCATCATGCGAATGCTCCAAGCGTTGCACGAGGTCGTTAATGATTGCTTCTGCGAGGCTCAGACCCCGGATGATCCCGCAGACGTTACGGTACTCGTCAAAGTTAATAGCTCTACCAGCGCCTAGAAAGGCGATGTTGTCGCTACGCATCTTGTCGATTTCCTTGACCACGTGGGCCAAGAGCTTCATGTCATTCAACGTTTCTCCTTCTTAGGCGGTTGCTGCGCTTGGCGCTGTGCGCTTTGCGCGATCATTTGGGCACGGTGCTTGGCGATGTCTGCGCCTAGCTTGGCCCCGTCAATAAGCTGCTGTTTCTGCAACTTATCCTTTGCAGCGGCTGCTGTAGCCGCGACTTGCATGGCAGCGATCTCTTTCTGAGCCGCGATCCGAGCCTTCTCGATTTCGAGCTGGTCGGCCTTGGCGGCTGCTTCGATCTGCTGCTTCTGTGCCTTGAGTTGGAGATCCTGTTGCTTGAGCTGAAGCTCTTGCATCTGCATTTGGACGATGGGATCTTGTGCCTGCTGCTGAGCTTGCTGCTGTGCAGCGGCGGCTTGACTCTGCTGAGTCAACATCATTGAGGCTTGTGCAGCAAGTTGTGCAACTTGTGCAGCCACCTCGGGAGCCATGTTCTCAGACTGCTCCTTGGTCGGCAGCATGAGGCCGATCTGCTTCTCGACTTCCTTGCGGTACTGGAACGCCAAGTGCTCGTTGATGTGCGCCATAGCAGCCATCGTGATCTGCTGCCCCATCGGCGTGTTCTGCACCATACCCATGATGGCCGGGTTCTGGAGCATCGACATGTGGGTGGCGATGTGCGCTGCGTGGTCCTGCTCGATGAACGCCTTGACCGGCTTGACGCGCAGGATGTTCTGGTTCTCCTGCACGGGGTCCACCGGCTTCTGGTCGTCCTCGATGGGCACCAGCTTGGCAGCGTTCTTGATGCCCAACACCTCAATCATCTGGCGATGCAAGAGGGGCAGGTCGTAGAGCTGAGGCGCGGTTTGCGCGAGTTGCAGTGCAGCTTGGTACTGCACGATCTTCTGAGCCATCGTGGCAGCGTTGGGGTCGCTGACCGGGATGACCTCCACCATGTCGTAGTCGCCACGCTTGGCTGCGCGCTCGGCATCCTCAGGCTCGTAGTCGTAGTCCTCCGGGGTGTAGTCGGCGATGATGGTCTTTAGGAGCTTGAACTCCTGCTTCATCGCATAGTGCAGACGTGCCTGCACAGCGCCCACCACCTTCAGGGTGCGCTCAAGGATGGCCAGGGTGGTGCCCACCGGAGCTTGGCTGCTCATGTCGCTGACCTTCATGTCGCCAGCGGAAGCAAACTGACGGCCTTCGGCCACGATGCGGTCGAACAGCGTGTACAGAACCTGAGACGGCTCCTTGTACGGCAGCGGGAGGATGTTGTCGCGGATAGAGCCAGAGGGAACGTCTACGTCTCTGAACTCTCCGGGGGCGATTG